ATGGATATCGTTGAAGAACTGAAGAACAAACTGAGTATCGAAACGGTCATCGAGGCGGACGGTTATCACCTGGAGGGAACGGGAAGATATCGACGGGACAGCCAGCATAACAGCCTGGTTGTTGACCTGCGAGCGCAGGCTTACCACTGGAACAGCTCAGATGAGCATGGCGACATATTCAACTGGGTGATGAAGCGTAAAGGAGCTGATTTTAAAGGCGCCGTTGAAATCCTGTGCCGGATGGCCGGGCTTCCTGATCCGGATTGGGGGCACCAGGACATGCAGATGCGCATGGTTGCCCGTGCTCGTCAGGATGCGTTCACGGTGGCGGCCGGGGTGTTTGAGAAGTGGTTGATGGCAGACGCCGACGCCCTGGCGTATGCAAAAGGGCGTGGCTGGACTGATGAGACGATTGCACAGGCGAACCTGGGATACACGGGTAAATGGGCAAACAAAGATGCCCTGGTCAAAGAGATGAAGAGCGAACTGGCCTATGAAGGTGTGCAGTTGGATGCCCCTGCTGCTGTTGGGGTGCTCGGCTGGGCGGGCGACGTGAAATCGTGGGGGGAGCGGCACGGAGCGGCGGTTAACGAGAAGTGGGTCCAGAAGGGACAGATCCCGGGATTGATCGGGCGGGATATGTTGCTGTACCCGCATTTGCAGTATGGCCAGGTGGTGTACTTCTCAGGGCGCGGTGTGCATGAAAAGACACATTACAACGTGCCAGAAGCGCTGGCAGGACCAAGACAGCCTTATTTCAATACGGAATGGTCCCCGGAGGCATTTGAGAGCGTGATCGTTGAGGGGCAGGCATGCGCAATCACCCTGGCGCAGTGGGGGATCCCGGCGGTGGCGCTGGCCGGTACTTCGATCAATGAAGACTTGATCCGTAAATTGAACAAAAATAGGGCGTTGTATTTGGCCATGGATTCTGATAAAGCTGGCGAGACATCGGCACGGAAGAACCTAACGAAGATCAACGATCCGCTGATCAGGATCGTGAGCTGGGGAGATGAGCACAGCCGCGAGGGGGATCGGGATGCGAATGACTGGCTGCAGAGCCTGGCTGCTGCAGATATTGACGATGAAATGCAGCGAAATCGGATCCAAGAGAAGCTGTCTTCAGCTGAAACCTGGGTGGAAATGGTGTGTGTACAGGCGGGGCAGATGACCGGTGCACATGGGGAAGAGGCTACACGAATAGCGATGGAGCTGGTGGCGCGGATGGATGATGTGGTGGTCGCACAGTACCGGGCGTCACTGGCCAAAGCGCTGAATATAGGGGTGAGGGATTTTCAGAACATTCTCAAATCTGTGAGGCAAACGGCAGAACAGCGGGACCTGAAAACCCTTGTAGAAGGTGAGACTCTGGGCGGGATCATCAACGGGTGGCTGATCGAGTACCTGTATGATCCGGAGCAGGACCAGGCCAGGCTGGCCTACCGCAACCCGGACGGGGAAATTGGTCAAAAGCCTTATGTGGACATTGATGGTGTGCGCTATTACCCGAGCGAGCCGAATGCGTTTGTGAAGCAGGAAGTGGTACTGTTCCCATCAAAGCTGGGGCCGGTGAAATCAACCCGTGAGCTTGTGTCGATCATCGAGGCATATATCCGGTCGGTGTATTTGTGGCCGGATAATGTATGGCCCAAACTGGTGGCCTATTATGTACTGCTGACGTGGATCTACGACGCTTTCAACGCCCTGCCCTACCTGCGGGCGGTTGGCGAGGCTGGATCCGGAAAATCGGAAATGATGCGCCGGGTGGGGCATATCTGTTACAGGATGATGACGGCATCTGGCGCCAACACGGCCAGCACGTTTTTCAGGTCGACGGAGATGTACCGGGGGACTGTTTTCATTGATGAAGCAGATTTGCATGATGGGGGTGATATGGCCAACGACATCATCAAGTTTTTGAATTTGGGTGCGATGAAGGGCAACCCGATCAGCCGGACGGTGGAAAGCCGGGACCGGAACGGGGAGCGGATTTTTATTGTTCAGCCGTTTTCAACGTTCTGCCCGAAGCTGATTGCGATGCGCAAGGAGTTCAAGGATGATGCGGTGGCAACTAGATCGTTGACGATGAACCTGATCCCACGGGAGCCGATCGAGCTGAAAGAGGCCGGGGTGAAGCTGACGATGAATAATGAGATGCGCGGCCATGCCCGGGAGATCCGGAATATGTGTTTGCGATGGCGGCTGACAAACTGGGAACCGGAAATCGAGATCGATGAAGATGATATTGATATGGAGATCTCGAGCCGGTTGAACCAGGTGACGACTTCGCTGCTGCGGCTGGCCAAAGGGGATGATGCGCTGAAAGCGGAGATCCGGAACCTGCTGCGGGCCTATAACCAGGACATTATCCTGGGCCGATCGATGACGGTGTTTGCGAAGGTGGTGGAGGCGCTGTGGAAGATCTGGCTGTATGAGGATCTGCAGAAGACGCACACCCAGGTGGACGCTGACGGGCGGCGCTATACGCACCCGGGCGATGTGGCCAAGATCGCGAATGAGCTGATCGATTTGGAAAACTTGCTGGATGCTGATGATGAAGAGGGGCAATCGAACCGCAGGAAGAAGCGGCTGACCTCACCTGGCGTGGGCCGGTATATGAAAAATGATCTGGGGCTGGTGCCTGGCGGGCGGAAGTCATCAGGGATTGCGTATTATTTTGATGAAAACGAGATCCGTTTAACGGGATTGGCGAAACGGTACGGTGTGGATGTGGACACATTGATGGAAAACATTGAAAAAGGGAAGAAATATGCTGAAAAACAGAACGAGATGCCGTTTTAAGGAGGTTTGCATGCATAAATGTATATTATTAAGTTTATTTAGCTTCTGGGGACTTAGAAAAAATATGTTTTGTAATGGTCCAATATGGAAAAATACAAAACAAAACTTTCCACACATCCCGGGTAAATATACAAGATATACATTCCTGCATGGAAGCGGAAAAGTATGGTCTGTTCCTTTCCGATTTAGATCAAATTATGTTGATTTTATAAACATTCTTATGAATATATGTAGGTTATTTAAGTTTACTAAGCGATCACGAAAAATTTTTGCAATGATAAAAAATTAGGGTTTTATTTCTGCTGATGAGCCATGCACATTCTTTGAATAAAAAAAGGCGACTATACATGACTATACATTCAAAAGCATAAAAAGATAAAAAGGAGTAACAAATGAAAATCACAGTAGTGGTACCGGACGAGTTAATTGGCAAGGATTTGGAAATTGTGGTGATGAACAAGGAGCGCTTTTTATTAATCACCCGAGATGATCATAAAAATGATGATATGAAAAACCATATTTATAGAAATTTTAGAGGTAATCGGAAAATTCTTGATGTCATCATTAAGGCTTTTAAATTGATATTCTCTGATGAAAAATATCGTATGTTACATTCATACCCTGATGGACAGGGAGATTATTATACGCATCCGGGGGATGTAGCGAAGGTAGCTAACGACCTGATCGATATGGAAAACACGATCGATAAGGATGATGAGGACGGCCAGTTGAACCGGCGGAAGAAGCGGCTAACCTCACCCGGCGTGGGACGGTATATGAAAAATGGGTTGGGGTTGGTACCTGGAGGACGGAAGAACACGGGAGTTGCGTATTATTGGAAAGACAATAAGGAAATAGTTGAAAAATACCTATCGTTGAAAGAACAAGAAGAGGGAAACTAAGATGACAAAAAATCATAATGAGGTTAACAAAGGTGTTCAACTAGTAATGGAAAGCGGAGTGTATCAGATCGTAAATAAGGTTAATGGTAAACGGTATATTGGAAGCAGCTTGAATATAAAAAAGAGGTGGCAAGGCCACAGAAGCAGTCTTATGGAGGGATATCATCATAATAGGTATTTACAGAACTCGTGGAATAAGTACGGTAAATCAAATTTCAAATTCGAGATTATTTGTTTATGTTCTGTTGATCAACTGATTGATAAGGAACAGTATTATTTCGATAAGTTGAACCCTGAGTACAACATAGCACCTCGTGCCGTGGGGGGTTGGGGAAACGGTGAAAATCACCCCATGTATGGCAAACGTCATTCAAAACAAACTAAATTGAAAATGTCTGGTGACAATCATCGCCTTTATGGCAAACATAGATCAGAGGAAACCAAACGGAAAATATCAGAAGCGAATAAAGGCAAGCGCAGATCAGAGGAAGCCAAGCGGAAAATGAAGGGTAAGCGCAGATCAGAGGAAACCAAGCGGAAAATGGCAGAGGCGCAAACGGGTAAGCAACTGTCAGAGGAAACTAAGCGGAAAATATCAGAGGCCTTAAAAGGTAAAAAACCCAAAAACTGGATAGATTTTACAGATAAAGAAATAAATGAAATGAAATATTTTAAAGACGCAGGATATAGCTACAGAAAGATCGGCAGAATGTTTGGAGTAGATGATAACACAGTAAGAAGAAGAATAGTGAGCAAGGAGGTTGGGATGAAAATCACAATTGTAATACCAGAATCGCTGTGGGGTAAGGACCTGGAGATTTATCTTCAATCGGAATCGCATTATTTGGTGGGCACGCTTGAGGAAACTGTGGAGAAGGATAGTGAATTTGAAAGGGAGAACACTGCAGCTGAGGTGCGGCTGAAATCGCTGGTTATCCTGGAGCCGTATTGCAACTGGTCCAGCCCATCCCCGTCCCGGGAGGAGCAAGAAGCCAGGGAGCGGTGGCAGTGGCTGATGGATCAGCAGGGTGCGTTTGAGGCGAAGTATCAGCTGTAGCTCGCAATACCCTAACGGGCACAGGTGACATTCAAGGGCAGACACGGCTAGGTCTGCCCCTACAAAATGACGCAATGACAAAGAAAAAGGAGGCTGACATGAAAAAGGAAAAGGTGATGGCATACGGGATTGATCGGTTGAGGGATGGGACTGCCACGGTGATGAAGGACCCGGTGCAGAAGGGCGACCGGATTGAGTGGAACGGCCAGGGCTATTTGACCCGGATATTGCGGGATGGAAAGCCGCTGTACTGGCTGGGGAAGAAGATCGGGTGGACTGCTGAAGGTGAGGAGCTTGTGATATTACATCTTACGGTAGAGCATGAGCCCGGGTATTTAAGCATCGAAGAATGTAAAGCGGAGGGATTTTCTAACTTTGCAGACTATTTGAAGGCGTTTGTGGCTGCCTATGGTGAAGAACGGTTGTGGAAACCGGCCTGGCGGATCCGGTGCGGGGTGAATAGGATTTTTGAAAAGACGGGTGACGGAGAACTGGAGACGGAGGACCGATGACCGAAGACAGATTAATGACTGATGAGCTGGTCGTATACCGAATAAATATCGCACCTGAAGTGTTGCCAAAGTTAATTTTCGCTAAGGGGGTAAGGATGTTTGAGGTTGTAAACGGGTTGCCGGAGGACGTGTATTGGCTGAGAAGCGGCTGGGATTACATGAGGGGGTGTTTGTACGTCGAATATGCCAATAAAAACATGGAGGGTCTGCGAATTCCTGATTTTTATGTGATGGTCACAATTATCCCGGAATATCGTGAATTGAGTTACCAAGATTGGAAACGGCAGATACCGAAACATGAATATGACCGTCTGGTCCTTGGAAATTTTTACCAGGATGAAGGAGGTGGAGAATGAAAGGCAAATATCCGTATGCTGAGGCGTTGGTGGCGGCGCTGTCGCTGAGGGCGAAGCTGCAGCCGTATTGTGACCGGATCGAGGTGGCGGGGAGCATCCGCAGGCGGTGTGAGATGGTGGGGGATATCGAGCTGGTGGGTATCCCGACGATGCGCATTGAGCAGGGGTTGTTTGGGCCAGTAGGCAAGGGGGTGTCAATCCTGGACGAGCATCTGGCGAAATTTCCGGAGATCTACCAGCAGGTGCGAGCTGGAGAACGGCTGAAGGAACTGCACTTTGAGGGCTACCAGGTGGATCTGTTTCTGACGACGCCTGAGCAGTGGGGGGTGATCTTTACGCTGCGGACAGGGAGCGCTGATTTCAGCAAGTGGCTGGTGACATCCAGGCTAAAGGGCGGCGGGCGGATGGATTGCCGGACTGTGAATGATGGCCGGGTGTGGCGGCTGGTTGAGCAGGAAGCGCCGTTTGCCGCACCGATCCGAGAGCCGATGGAGACGCCTGAAGAGCGGGATGTATTTGAAGCGCTGGGTATGGACTGGGTGCCGCCAGAAAAGCGGGATCGGGGGTACTGGTCGAGGACCCATCTCCCTAACTCTCCTTTGCAGGCGGGGAGAGGTGAAGAAGGAAAAGCGAGGGATTATGTGTGATATGAGAGAACGGTTGATGCAGTTTATCGTGGATTATAAGACGGCGCATGACGGGAACAGCCCCACTTACCGGGAAATGATGGCGGCTACGGGGCTGACCACGACGAGCATGGTGGCGTATCACTTAGAGAAGTTAGAGCAGGCCGGGCTGATTGAGCGGCCGCAGCAGGTGGGGAACAGCCGGGTGATCGAGGTGGTGGGGGGGGAGTGGAAATATGACCGAAGACCGGAGACGGAGGACGGGCTAAGGACAGACACCCAAGGGGTACGAGGCAGGTTGTGATGGCAGAAAATGAGAGATTGCTTCGCTCCGCTCGCAATGACAATAATAATGGTGTGGTGGTGGTGGAGGATGTGCTGACGCATGAGTGCTGGCGGCGGGTGCACTTTTTGAGCGGCGATGAACGGGCCTTTCAAAAAGAGTGGAATCACCGGCTGGTTTCGATCCCATGGGAGAGTGCTGATGCTGTGATCACGGATCGATATGTGGAGGCCGGGATTGAGCATGGGGTGATCCTGTGGCCGCTGCGGGGGCAGGTGGTGAAGTATGAAAACCTGGACATGGCCGACGACCATAAAGACCAAAGCGTGGTGATGTGGGTGCTGTTTAAAAGTGATGACCGGTTGAGCACAGCGGTGAAAACGAGTGCCTGGTACTATTATGCGTTTTTTGATGGTTGGCCAGACACGGCATGGATCGGCCGGGATATGGCGGTGCATGACGGGAAGACGGTGGAGGTGGATGGGCATGTGATCACCCTGGTTGCGGCGGATTGGATGGCGAAGATGGGCGTTGGCTTAGGTATTAGGAATTAGGTAATAGGTATTGGGAAGGAAAGGTGTGAAGATGGGATTTTGGGCAGGAATTTTGATCGGGTTGGTGATTGGGATGATGATCGGGGCGTGTGGGGGGTTGTTGGCGGCGGCGTTGTGCCATGCGGCGGCTGTGGGGAGACGCGAAGATGTTGAATGAGCTGGCGGGTGTGTTGCTGGCGGCCGTTTTGGCGGCGGCGTCTTTTTTGCCGTTATGGCTGGTGTTTCAGGCGATTATAGAGAAGGGATCAAAAGATGGACAATAAATATCAAGTACAGATGCTGCAGGATCATGTATTGCGGATCCAGACGAATGAACTGTTTGCTGAGAACGATGCCCATTTGGCTGAGGCAAAGCGGCATTTGCAGCAGGTGTGGCTGATGCTGGACGCGTACCGGAAGAAGCCAGTGCGGCGGGTGGTGGTGGTGGACGGGGGCACGGTGCTCGGCCGGGGCGTGGTGACGGCGATGAGCGGGGAGGTGGCGTGTGTGCGGATGGAAAGCGGCGAAACGATGCGGTTTGACACGAACCAGGTGGAGCTGATTGAGGAGGCGTGATGAAGATTTATTTAGCAGGCGGAATGCACACTGGATGGCAAGACAGACTGATCGAGCGTTACCCGAAGATCACATTCATTGATCCGAGAACTCACGGGCTGACGGATCCTAAAGAATTTACAGAATGGGATATCAAGGGGGTGGAGGAAGCGGACCTGGTGTTTGCGTACCTGGAGAAAACGAACCCATCGGGGTTGGGGACGGCGTTTGAGGTGGGTTATGCGGTGGCGATCAAGCGGTTTGTGATCTTTGTGAATGAAAAACAGGATAAGTACGCAGCACTGATGGCGTGTTCAGCAAATAAATATTTTGAGACGCTGAACGAGGCGCTGGCATTTTTTGACCGGGTTTACACCCTTCAGTTTTGTGGAGAGATTGAGGAGTGAGTGATGAAATGTCCTTACTGTAAAAACAAGCCCAAAGTTTCTGTGTGGAAGTGGCTCGTTTATCGCTTATTTGAGCATATACCTGGTTGGTTAGAAGAGATTTATGCTTGGTGGGAAGGGAGTGAGTGATGAAATTCATCCCTGACGACAAAGAGAACAGGATAGAAGTTCCCTACCTTGATGATGCCAGAGCTGATGATGGCTGGCAGGGTCACAGCACCAAAGAGTCAACAAATGCGCTGCGGGCACAAATCTCGGCTGAAATTGGGCGCCTTGGCGGAACTGTAACCCGGTGGCAACGCGGCGAATATGAGATTGAGGGGCAATCTCGTCCTGGAATACAAATCGGCTATTCAATAGCCAGCCCAAATGGGGGTGTTTTTGAAGGTCGGATTGATGTGGCGGGATTGCCTTGGCAGCCGCCTTACGGTGGACGCAAATCAGACAGTCGGTATAAGGATGCGGTTGAGAGAAAAAAAGACCAGTCGTTGTCGATGGCCCTGTATAACGTTAGAGAAGCCTTGCGAGCAATGAGAATATTACAGATATTATCTCCCGGCTATTCTGCCCTGGTCCCCTGGATGCTGGTAGCGGATACGGGTAAAACCATAGGCGAAATGTGGGACACAGGCAGTCGTGCGTTGCCAGCACCGGGAGAAGCTGGCGAGATTGTAGACGCTCAATTCAGGATCGTGGAAGGTGAGGCGTGATGGAAATAATTGCCTTTATTGTGGTTATTGTATTGCTGGGGATCGTTATTACTTTAGATGGACATTCGTACAGCTATGAAAGACCTGATCCCACCACAAACCCGCCAAAGCTTCCGATTATCAGGCGTGGGCTTTGTGAGTATTGTGGAACAGAAAATAAAGATGGTGCTAATAGTTGCGAGTGTTGCGGAGCGCCAATTAATAAGAGATCTATCGAAAAGTGAGGATGCGTGAAATTTTTAATGAACATTAAAACCGTGTGCTGGATTAAAAGTGAGGAGGAGTGATGATAGATGTTGGGAGTAGGGTTAAATTGTTATGGGTAGGAAACCAAGTATCGTTTGGTATTGTTACCCGTATATGCCACAAAAAAGGCGATTTGTTACATATAGAAAAAGACGGACTAGAACATATTATAAATCCACACTGTAGAGATTTGTGTGAAATTATAGAAATAAACAAGAAAAAAGAAAGCGAGAGATAAATGACCAAGTTGAAGGTAGGCGATCCTGTAAAAGTAAACGACCCGTTTTTGAGAGAACTGGCAAAAATTACTGGTCGTGCCCCGCAAGACAGAGGGTGGGTTCACGAAATAACGGATGATGGCTATATTATGGTTGAGTTCCCTATTGGAGACGAAGACCCAGATGAGCACAGTCAGATTGCGCCCTATCCCGCCGAAGATGTAAGCTATGATTCGGTGGGAATGGAGAGAAAGTGAGGTGGAGTGATGGCAATTAATTACAACGTTGAGGGGTTGAAGTCTTGCCCCGTTTGTTATAAGAGAGACAAACTTTACATTGGGTATTCAGAAAAGTCCGATTATAAGCATGTTGCTTGTACGCGATGCGAAATCGACACATGGTCACGTGTAGAAACAGAAAAGTGGTGGAACGAACTGCCTCGTCACAATGAAGTTATATCAGATAGTCATTACCCTGATATGTCTGGATGGTACTTGGTCAAGGAGATCTGCAAGGCGAAACCCCATAAGCGGTATTTCAACATTGGCATAGGCTCTCAGGGGAAATTCGTTAATATCCCGGACGGTGGTGAGTCCATTGATATGAGAAATATTTGCATACCACACAAAGACATTGAATGGTGGAAAGAGGTGGAGTGATGGGTAAATATGGCAAATTCTTATTTCCGTTTGCGACTGGCATCATCGCTGGGGTTGCGGGCGTGTTCGTTTACCAGGTGTGGGGACGGCCCACGCTGCCATCGTACACCATGGATGTGATCGATAGCGAGACGGTGGAATGGATTGCACACAAACTGAACGAAATACGGGCGTCCCTCGAAAAAACACGGCCGATAAAGATTACGCCCTATAAATGTATTTTCTGTGGTGATTTTATTGAGGCAAATGGTTACTCACGCATATGCCCCAAATGTGTGACACCCAGCCGATAAGGATCGTGCCAACCTACCCATGAGGGTAAGTTGATACAACCTGTACTGAGATGTACAGGATAAGCAAGTTGACAATCGATTTGGGAATGGTGTGAATTATGGATGAAATGCGTGTGTGGACGTGTGAGAACGGGCATGTGTTGGGGCTGGTGCGGCGGAACGGCCGGGGGATCACGCAGCTGATGGTGTACCGGCAGGCGGTGGATATGGCGGCGGAGGAGCCGGTGCCCCCGGAGGTGATGAGCATTGCGGAGGGCACGGTGGTGGACATCCGCTGTTCGGCGTGCGATGCGCTGCGGACGTGGATCCAGGATGAGGCGATGCTGGAGCGGTTGATGGAAGCCAGACGGAAGACGGGGGCCAGCGTCTCGTGAATGAGGGCA